GCCGCGCACAATGGGTGCGTTCGTTGAAATTTCACGCTTGCTGATGATGGAAAGCGTTCCAGCGATTGAGCAAATCATTCGTAACGATCTGCTTGCGTCTGCGGCTGATGCCATTGAGAAACATGCCATCCAAGGCAGTGGTTCATCAGGACAGCCAACTGGTATCTTGAACACATCCGGGATTAACGATCTGGATATTTCAGCCGATACCGATGTGGCTGCATTGACATGGCAAGACATCATCGACTTGGTGAAACTGGTCGAGGAAGATAACGGCATTGTCGATGGCAACGCGGCTGGCTTCCTGTCCAATCCAAAGGTGAAAGCTAAGTTGGCATCGACTGTGAAAGTTGGTTCAACAGATAGCGTTATGCTTTTGAACGATCCGTGGAATAACCTTTATGGTTATCCTGTCGAGTTCACTGGCAACGTACCGTCAAACCTGAACCCCGGTGATGGTGGAACGGATGCGTCTGCGCTCATCTTTGGCGACTTTAGCCAGTTGATGATTGCTCAGTTTGGTGCGCCATCCATCCTTGTAAACCCATTTGCGGGTGATAAGGCTGGAACGATCAGGCTCACACTTTTGGGTGAGATTGATGTTGGTGTTCGCAACGCTGTTAGCTTTGCTGTAACCAACGAGGTCAGCACGGCCTAGTGGTCTGAGGGGCAGCTTGGGAGACTAAGCTGTCCCACTTTCCTTTGTGAGGAATTATGAAAGTTAAAATCCTAGAGAAAACATTCATTGGTTCTGGCGGCAATCTACACGCTGGGACTGAGCATGAAATTGATGACAATGTAGCAGAGCGATTGATCGCGCGCGGCGTTGCTGAGAAAGCAAAAAAGGCCGCGCCGAAAGGTAAAAAGACTAATCGCGCTGTGAAAAAAGTCGCCACGCCAGAAGATGAATAATGGCTGTCGAAACCGCCACAGAGCGCGCGATATTTTTTGAAGCAGACGACTTTGCGGTGACTGCTAGCTATACGCCGCAGGGGGGTTCTGCCACAAATATCAACGGCATTTTTGACAATGAGTATTTCGAGGCCGATGCTGGTGGCACTATAGGCATCGCAATCCAGCAACCGCGCTTTGTTTGCCAAACGTCTGATGTCTCATCAGCACGCGAAGGCGATGCAATCACAATCAATTCAGTGGCGCACACCATTCGCATAGTGCAAGACGATGGCACGGGCGTGACGACTTTGGTTCTGGAGCAGAACTAATGGCGCATGTTAGGAAGCTAATCCGCGACCATATAACGACCACATTGACCGGGCTGACCACTACGGGCAGCAATGTTTTTCAGACGCGGTTTTTTCCGCTTGAAGATACGAAGCTGCCCGCGCTGTGCATTTACACCAAGTCGGAAGACACGGAATATTCGACAATGACTGTGCCGCGCACACAGATGCGCGTTTTAGAGGTTAGCGTTGAAGCGTATGTCAAAGGCACTGCCAACCTTGACAACACGCTGGACACGATTGCCGTGGAAGTTGAAGAGGCATTGCAGACCGATCTGACGCGCGGTGGCAGAGCAAAAGACACGCAAGTCACCGCGTTTGAAGCAGACTTCCAGCCAGACGGTGAGCAGACTGTGGGCGTTGGAAAGTTTACAGTTTCAGTCCAGTTTGCTACTATTGAAAACGATGTTGAAACGGCGGTTTAAAATGAAACGTGTCACGATTTATGATAAAGATGGAAACGCAGTAAACTGCTGGCCTGATACTGCTAAAAAGCTGATTGGGATGGGGTACACTGAAGACGAACCCAAAAAGGCGAGAGGTCGGAAGCCTAAAAAATCCGACGAAGTTGCAACCGAAGTTGATGAGGACTAAATCATGGCAACACACGCAGGGAGCGAGGGGACTGTCAAAGTCGGCGGGAACACTCTCGGAGAAATAAGGTCTTTTTCGCTTGAAATAAGCGGTGAAGTCATTGAGGACACAAGCATGGGCGACAGCTTTCGTAGCTTTAAACCCGGTTTGCAAGTGTTCACTGCATCCGTCGAATGTTTTTTTGACGAGACTGATACGGCGCAAAACGCCTTAGACGTTGGTTCGCAGCTTACGCTGGAACTTTATCCAGAAGGCGCGGCATCTGGTGACACATATTTTAGTGGCACAGTGATTGTGACGGGTAAAACAGTGACATCTAGTTTTGATGGCATGGTCGAAGTCGCATTTTCAGCGCAAGGAACTGGCGGGATTACTGAAACAACCGTTTAACATTAGACAGGCAGAGGTGGCACGATGTCTAAACTTGGCGAACAAATCAGGGCTAAAACGTCCACTGAACGCACACGCATCGAAGTGGCAGAATGGGGCGATGATGAGCCGCTTGTTTTATATGCTGGCGAACTGCTTTGCGGCGAGTTCAATAAACTGCAAAAAAAGCATCCCGACTTTTTAAATAATCAGACGATTGAAGCACTGGTTGATCTAATAATTATGAAGGCCGAAACCGATCAAGGCGACAAGGCTTTTGACGTTGGTGACAAGCCTATCCTTATGCGTCAGCCCCTTACAATCGTGGGTGATGTGGCAAGCAAGTTGATGGGTACTCTTAATAACGTAGAGGACGCAGAAAAAAACTAAGAAGCGATCAGTTTTTGTTTGTTATGTACGGCCTAGCTGATCGCTTAAACAAAACAATCGCGGAGATCGAATGTTTGCCATATAATGAACTTATAAGCTGGCTGGCATACTTGGAGATCGTTGATGGCGCAAGAAAATCTTAATATCCGCATAAGAGCGTTTGACAAGACGCGCGCTGCCTTCCGAACTGTAAATGCCGGTCTTGGGGCTATTAGAAAAACTGTTTTTAACACAAAAACAGCAATCACGGGTTTGGCTGGTGCGGCTGGTTTTGGGTTGTTGGTTAAATCAACGATTGAAACAAATAGGCAGTTTCAATCACTTGAAGCCACGCTCAAAACTTTTCTAGGCTCGTCTGAAAGGGCGGCGGGTGCTTTTGATGTTCTGAAACAGTTTGCAGCCCAGACACCGTTTAGTGTTCAGGAAGTCACAAAAAGTTTCAACATTCTCATAGCGCAGGGCATCCAGCCATCCATTACTGCGCTCGATGCCTTTGGTAATATCGCAAGCGGCTCTGGCAAATCTTTGCAACAGTTCTCAGAGGCAGTGACAGATGCCGTGCAAGGCGAATTTGAAAGACTGAAAGAGTTTGGCATCAAGGCCAGCAAAGAGGGTGAACGGATCACGTTCACTTTTGGCGGGGTTCAAACAGAAGTAAAAAATACTGCGGAAGAAATACAAGGCTTTCTTGTTAGTCTTGGTCAGACGGAGTTTGCTGGGGCAACGGCAGAACAGGCTAGAACTCTAAGCGGTGCATTTAGCAATCTGGGTGATGCGTTTGACGCCTTCAAAACAGCGATTGGTGATGCTGGCTTTAACAAATCAATTAATGATTTCTCGCGCGCCTTATCAACATTGTTAAGAAACAGCCCCGATGTTGCAGAAGCAATCGGCAGAAAATTAGCTGGCGCGGTGAACTTTTTAACAGAGATATTGCAACAGGGATCAGGCGGCATAACGGCTTTCGCGGCTGATTTGTCGTCGAAAATAGTTGGTGCGGCGACTGATGCCGTTCTTGCGTTGCAATCGTTCACAGACGCGCTTGCAAAGTTGCCGGGTGTTGCAAAAATTGATTTTAGCGACACAATTTTTAGTCTCGCTGAATTAAGTGAACGACTGAAGGCAACTGCACAATCGGCTGGGAAAGAGGATGGCGGCGCGGCCAAAACGATTGAAGAACTGAACACCGAACTGAATAAAGTTTTGGAAGGCATCGGAAACACAAGCGAAAAACTTTCCGAAGGCCAACAGGCTTTGAAAGATTACGCCAAAGCCGCAGAAGATGTACAGGCAAGCACAGAAAGCGCGGCGTTGAGGGGCGTGAAAGCCCTTGAGGATAGTCTTGTTAATATTGTCACAGGCGCGGAAAGTGCAAAGGAAGCGTTTCGATCAATGGCGCAATCAATTCTCGCTGATATTGCTAGGATCGTTATCCAACAACAAATAAGTGGGCCAATAGCGGCAGCTTTAGGTGGCTTTTTGGGGGGTGGCTCAACAGGGAGTGCAGCTCCAGCAAAAGTCACTGCGATAGGCGGGCCTGTTCAACGCGGCGTTCCAAGGATCGTCGGGGAAATGGGAAAAGAACTCTTTGTACCGTCATCATCAGGTTCAATCGTTAGCAATAAAGCGTTGGCTGCTGCGGGTGTTGGAGGCGGTGGCGGCATAACAGTGAACCAGACCATCAACGTCACCACAGGCGTTCAGCAAACAGTCCGTTCTGAAATAGTGAACCTGATGCCACAAATTGCCAATGCAACCAAAGCAGCCGTGGCTGATAGCAGACTGCGGGGCGGGTCGTTTAGTAAAGCGTTTGGGGGCTGATCGTGTCGATATCTTACCCGCTCTCCACTCCGACGAATAAAACGATAGCAGAGATAACACTGATTGCGCGCAACGTGGTCGGTGTTTCAACGTCTCCATTTACGTTCAAACAACAGACTTATCAGTTTAGTGGTCAACGCTGGGAAGCGGATATTAAGCTACCACCAATGCAGCGAACCGATGCCGAAGAATGGGTGGCATTTCTGACAAGTCTCTATGGGCAAAAAGGCACTTTCCTACTGGGCGATCCTTTGGCAACCACACCGCAAGGTTCAGCATCTAGCGCAGCTGGAACACCCGTGGTCAATGGCGCAAGTCAGACCGGGGACAGCTTGGCGATTGATGGGTTGCCAGCTAGTGCCACAAACTATTTGAAGGCTGGCGATTATATACAGCTAGGATCGGCGGGATCATCAGAGTTCTATAAAGTATTGACCAATGCCAGCAGCAACGGCTCTGGTGAAGCAACACTAGACATCTGGCCTAATTTGCGATCATCCCCGGCAGATGGCGCGACTGTTGTTGTATCAGGAGCAAAAGGCGTGTTTCGACTAAACGATAACGCAAGCAGTTGGAACATCAATAATATGGGACTTTATGGCATCGCTTTCGGTGCGGTGGAGAGCCTATGAGCCGCGATCTTACAACAGCAGTTCAAAATCAGCTTGCGGCATCGGAACTTGAACCTTTCTTTGCTATTAAACTGGCTTTCGATAGTGGAGATGTGCGGATATGGACGGGCTACACAGACATCACAGTCGCGTCAGAAACTTACATAGGGGGCGGTCACTTGCTGTCTATATCACCAATCGAAGAAACTGTTGAGGTAGCTGCTAGGGGCGTTAATTTAGCACTAAACGGTATCAACAGCAGTCTGGTATCCGTTGCCCTAACAGAAAGCTATCAGGGACGCACAGCGCAAGTTTATTTAGGGGTTATATCATCAGGCGCAGTTGTGTCTGACCCTTATCTTGTATTCGATGGACGCATGGATGTTATGACGATTGAAGATGCTGGCGAAACGGCAACTATTACTTTATCAGCCGAAAGTCGCTTGATTGACTTGGAACGTGCTAGAGTGCGGCGTTTTACAGACAACGACCAGCAAAATCAGTTTCCGGGCGACACCAGCTTGCGTTTTGTCGCGGATTTGCAAAATAAAGAGATAGCTTGGGGATCAGGTAAGGATGACAACGATTTCGTATTTAGACCATTCTTTAACGGCTTCCAACCGCTATCCTAGAGTTGCTGGCTGGGAAGCTAACCTTATCGAAACGGTTGAGATTTATCGTCACGAACCATTTGCGTGGGCGACCAATGATTGCTTCACATTTGCTGTTCGATGCGAAGAAGCGGTTTGCGGCAAGACACGGTTCCCAGAATTATACAAAGCTAAATATACAAATCAGTTCGGCTCAATGCGTGCCTTTATGCGTGAAGGCTATTATGGCATGATTGATTGCATGGATCAGCGTTTAGATGAGATAGATATGCGTGTGGCGCGGCGCGGTGATTGGTCAGTCGTCGGAACGCCCGATGGTTTAGCTGTTGGCGTTCTTACAGGTGAAAAAATTGCAGTGACAGGGGAAAAAGGCTTGTTATTTTTTGACTACAGCCGAGGCGTAAAAGCATGGAGAATATAGCATGGCACCTCAAGCCGTAGCAGCCGCAGTAGTAGCCACCGCAGCGACGGCTGCCGCAAATTTTGTTGGGGCGGCGTTGGTAACTGGATTTGTTGCCGCTAGTTTATCAACGGTTTTTGTCACCACATTGGTTCTATCTGGGATTTCAATGGCTTTGCAGAAAAAGCCAAAGATCAATCCGCAAGGGAGCATGGCTGCTCGAAGCCAGATGGTGAAGCAACCATTGATAAGTCGCAAGATTGTCTATGGTCGGCAAAAAGTGTCAGGCGGCATTGTCTATATGAAAACCACGGGCAAGTCAGAGTTTTTGCATATGATCGTGGCAATAGCGTCAAACGAACTCAACAGCATTGAAAAGATATTCTTCAATGATGATGAATTGACGCTTGATGGCTCTGGCAATGTGACAGCCCCGGAGCAATATGTTGGCAAAGCGCAACTGCTGACAGGTCTGGGTGCTGACGATCAGGCTTCCAATGTAACAATAAAATTAAATACTGGTGGGTTCAATTTTACGTCAGGACTAACCGACAATGATCGCTTTCGCGGCATCGCATACATTTATGCAAAGTTGACTTATGACACTGATGCTTTCCCAAATGGCATCCCCAACATAAGTGCAATCGTTCAGGGAAAAAAGGTGCTGGATACACGCACATCAGCCACAGCGTTTTCTAGCAATCCTGTTTTGATTTTGCGCGACTATCTGACTGACACAAAATACGGGCTGGGTTCTGCTGCGTCTGAGATTGACACTACCAGTTTCAACGCGGCGGCAAATGTCTGCGACGAGGATGTTGCACTAGCGGCTGGCGGCACAGAAAACAGATACGAAGCGCACGGCGTTATCGACACAGAGAACCAGCCGAAACAGATTATCGAAGAGATACTGAGCAGCATGGCTGGTGCGTTGTATTACTCCGGCGGGAAGTGGTACGTCAAAGCCGGAGCGTATTCTGCACCTAGCGTAACCATCACTGAAGATGACTTGATGGGTGCAATCACAATCAACACGAAGCCCAGCCGCAGGGACAACTTTAACGCAGTTAAGGGCGTATTTTTGCCAGCCGAAGAGGGTAACTTCCAGCCGACAGATTATGCGCCAATAACGTCCAGCACGTTTGAGACTGAGGATAACGGGGAACAGGTTTTCACAAATCTTGATTTGCCATTCACGCAGTCATCGAGCATGGCGCAGCGTATCGCCAAGATCAATCTGTTCAAGGCGCGGCAACAGCTTACAATGACGCTGCCATGTAAGCTGACTGCTTTTAAGCACAATGTCGGTGACACGATTATGGTCACGCTGGATCGGTTTGGGTTCAGCAGTAAAGTGTTCGAGATCGTTAACTGGCAGTTTGCAAGTTCAGTGGGCGATGATGGATCAGCAACGCTTGGTGTTGATCTGACGGTGCGAGAACTGGCTTCTAGCGTTTACGATTGGTCAGCCGAAGAAACAGCGTTCTTGGCGGATAATACAGATTTGAGATCGCCGTTTGATATCCTTGCGCCATCGGTCACAACATCGGATGAACTGCGCGTTATCAATGAAGAAGCGATTGACGTTCTTTTGGTGGATATTTCAACAGGTGACAATCTTGCAACGGCGTTTGAGGTGCAAGCCAAAAAAACTACAGACAGCACTTTCACATCTCTTGGGACTTCATCATCGACACGTTTTGAGATGGTCAATGTTGAGGCTGGTGCAACGTATGATGTACGGGCCCGAAGCATATCGGGTCTGGGCAACAAGTCTGCGTTCACGAACGTCACGCAACAAATCACGGCATCGCTGGACTTGCCAGCCGATGTCACTAACTTCTCAGTCAACATAATCGGCAAAGAAGCGCATCTGAGTTGGACACCTGTACCTGATTTAGATTTAAGCCATTACATCATTCGGCACAGCGCGGCAACGTCAGGGGCGGCGTTCAACACATCTAGGACACTTGCCAAAAAGGTCAGCCGCCCAGCGAATACGGTCATCGTGCCAGCCATCACAGGCACATATCTCATCAAGTCAGTGGACAAAGGCGGCAGGGAAAGCCGAAATGCGACAGCGACTATCGCGCTGATTGACGCGGTGGAAGCTGGCAACGTAGTCCAAACGCTCACAGAAAATCCGACATTTGCTGGCACGAAATCAGATGTTGTTGTTTCTGATGGTGCTTTGATACTGGCGACCACCCTGCTATTTGATAGCGCGACAGGGAACTTTGATGATTTGGATGGCTTGTTCGATGGCGGTGGCTCAACAGTCGATAATGAAGGCACATATGATTTTGCCACAGTGGTTGATTTGGGCAGCAAGTTCACCAGTCGTGTGACATCGCGGGTTGAAATTACTCGTCTTGATTATGTTAATACATTCGATGATGGAGCGGGTCTGTTTGATGCGCGTGAAGGGTTCTTTGATGGCGACACAGCATCGTTTGGTGATACCAATGCCACACTGCAAATCGCAACGACGGACGATGATCCGTCTGGTTCGCCTACGTTTACTGACTTTAGAGACTTTGTAGTGGGAGAATATTCGGCGCGCGCGCTGCGTTTCCGTTGTGTTTTGAACAGCAATGACACAAGTGCAACACCAAAGGTGCAAACGCTACAGGTCACAGTGGACATGCCTGATCGTCTTGACCACGGCAATGACATAGCGAGTGGCACTGATGCTGGCGGTAAGACAGTGACGTTCAGCCCGGCGTTCAAGAGTTTGGAGAACGTAGCGATCACTGCACAGAATATGGCATCAGGTGATTTTTATGTTATAACTAATAAGTCCGCTACGGGATTTGAAATTATATTCCGTAATTCGAGTAATAGTGTGGTGGATCGCACGTTTGATTTTCAGGCCAAGGGATTTGGCGCAGTCATATCGTAAGGTGAAAAAATGGCACAGCATGATTTTGTGATCGACAACCAAAGCTTTCCATCTTTTAGGAGTGATCTTAACTCCGTTTTGCAAGCGATTGTCTCTAATAATAGCGGAACGTCTGCACCATCGACCACATTTGCTAACCAAATCTGGTACGACAGCAATGCAAACATCTTATACATCCGGAACGAGGATAACGATGCAAACATTCCTTTGTTGCAGTTCGACCAGAGCGCGGATGTTGCAGCTACATTGGCAACAGTCATCGACATTTTGGATGCCAGTGGCACCGACCAAGCGGGAACCGCGCTTACAATTAGGGCGGGTGCTGGCACGGGTACGGGTGCTGGCGGTTCAATTATATTTGAAACTGCCGATGGTGCGGGTTCGACAGGTTCCAGTGTTAATGCTCACGCAACGCGTGTAACGATTACTGATGATGGCAAGGTCGGGGTGGGAACTGCCACACCAGCGCATGAATTAACCATACAAACTACATCGGCAGACCCTACGCTTCGTATACACGCCGATACAGATTCATCTCCCGCTCCAGCCATTGAGCTTATGCGTGGGGCTAATGACACTTTTGGGGCTGATATTTTCACTGATTACAGAATGTCGAATAACGGCGGTAATCTTATTTTTGAAAAAGCGGCAAGCAGTACAACGACGGAAGTAGCGCGACTAGACGCTAACGCCCGCTTGCTGGTGGGCAAAACAACTAACGTAATCGGTACAGCAGGTCACACTTTACAGGCTGATGGGTTTGTTTCTCATACAAGAGATGGCGCGCACCCGTTTAGCGTAAATCGTTTATCCGATGATGGCGAACTTATAAATTTCTTTAAAGATGGCACAGGTATCGGGTCGATTACCACTAGGTCTGGTCTAGTATCTTCTATTGTGCTTGACCCACGTTCAACTGGCGCAGGGTTAACTGGTAGCACTCGTAGAATTATGGCATCAGATCAAAATGGTGCTTCTTTAGACAATGCTGTTGATTTGGGCCAATCTAGTGTTCGCTTCGACGACATCTTTGCCACCAACACAAGCATTATCGGCACATCGGACGCAAACGAAAAGCAACAGATTGCCAGCCTGACTGACGCAGAAATTACTGCCGCCAAAGCACTAAGCAAACTATTTAAAACGTTCAAGTGGAATAGTGCAGTAGAAAGCAAGGGCGATAACGCACGAACCCACACGGGTCATATTGCCCAAGAAGTGCAGTCGGCTATGACCGATGCAGGGCTTGATGCAACTAAGTACGCTTTCTGGTGTTCTGACACTTGGTGGGAAACACAGACAGAAGTGCCAGCCGTTGAAGCGGATGAAGAAAACGGCATTGAGGCAAAAGACGCATACACCCGCACAGATACTTATGAGACAGCCGAAGAAGCCCCAGAGGGTGCAACAGAGCGCACCCGCCTTGGCATCCGCTATCCTGAATTGCTGGCCTTTATCGGTGCGGCAACGGAGCAACGATTGGCTGATATTGAAACACGCTTGACTGCGCTGGAGGGTTAAATGGCGAAACCAACTGTCACAAGTCTGACAAGTCGCGTGGATAAACTGGAAGCAGTTTCGGAAGAACGCTTTCAAGAAACGATCAATCGCATTAAGCGATTGGAAATGGTAATCGTCGGAACTGGTGGAGCCACGATTGTTCTTTTATTAAACATTGTTATCGGGGGGAGTTAACCATTGCTTGCGGAATTGGCGGCAGCTAACGCCGCTTTTAGTATTATCAAGCAAGCCGTTCAGAATGGACGTGAGTTGGCTGATGCCGGGTCTGCAATCACGAAATATGTAGGGGCTAAAGAAGAACTGGCAAGGCGAGCAAAAAAGAAGAAAAGACCGAATACGGCAAACAGCGATCTGGAAGAATTTATGGCCTTGGAAAAGTTGAAGCAGCAAGAAGAACAACTTAGAGAAACGATGATATGGTCAGGTCGTCCGGGGCTATGGTCGGATTGGCAAAAGTTTCAGGCTCAAGCGCGTAAGTCGCGGCGGGTGCAAGAAGCACTGGCAAAGAAGCAACGTGAAGAATTTATCCAGACAGTTGGCATTTTTCTTGGCGTATTTTTGGGAGTGCTTGGGATAGTCGGGCTGATATTCTGGGCTTTGTTTTTGCGAGCGTTATAGGGGCAAAAAATGTGGGCTAATTTAGTAACACCACTCGCGGGGATTGTCGGCAACTATATGGAAAGCCGAGCGGCTGTATCTAAGGCGAAGGTGCAAGCCAAGGTCGCCAAGGTAGAAGCAGACGCGGAGATATCAAAGCGGGTGGCTGCTGGCGAGATAGATATACAGAAGTCGCAAGCTGATGCCACGGACGGATCGTGGAAGGACGAATTTTTCAGCGTAATTTTCGGGCTTTGGTTCATCGGAAATTTTGCGCCGTTTCTTGATGATTATTATGACCATGCGTATGAAAGACTGAACGCAGCACCTGATTGGCTGACTTACACATTCATGTCTATTGTGGCTGCATCGTTTGGCTTCAAGTCTATCGGGATGATACGCGGAAAAAAGTAAAGGCTCCCGTGGTGCAAAACATACAACTGACAGAACACTTTTCGCTACGGGAGATGACCAAAAGCCAGACAGCAATGCGGCGTGGCATCAACAATACGCCGACAGACGAACATCTGGAAGCACTGACATCTCTTTGCACTAATATACTTGAACCAATACGAAAACATTTTGGCGTTCCGGTGTTGGTCAGTAGTGGATACCGCAGCCCAGAGTTATGCAGAGAGATTGGTAGCAAATCGACAAGCCAACATGCCAAAGGAGAAGCGGCTGACTTTGAATTAGGTGGCGGTGTAAGCAACTACGATGTTGCTTGGTGGTGCCGCGAGAACTTGGACTTTGATCAACTGATCCTAGAATACTACACGCCAGATGATCCAAAGTCCGGCTGGGTGCATATCAGCTATCGGGACGATGGCAAAAACCGCGATCAGGTTTTGACGTATGACGGGGCAAACTACACCATAGGTCTTAGCAAATGATGACCACTGAAAAAGAGTTTGAGCAACACGCTCAGATTATTAGGTCAGAGCAAATGCCGCTTGGCGATATGATGATCCTGTTTCGTGAGGAGCCGAAGTTTGCCGACTGGTACAAGCAGAAATACTTTGCTCCGCAGCCAAAGGCGCAAGCTAAATCTTAACCAAGGCACTTTCCCACGCCACCCCAAGGCACTTTTCCACGGTACCAAATTAGGTGTTGCACTTTGTAACGAATAACGATAGTAATGAACTGTTACATCGAAAAGGGATATTTAAATGGCAAAAGATTATCAAATTTATGAACGCACCGAAGGCAAGTGGGTCATCGCCCACATTGTCGGTGAAACACCAGACGCGCTTGACCGGGGCATCAGTTATTATCGTGATGTGTACAAATACCACGATGCTGGTCAGGCCGAAAAACTTTCCAGCTTGACAGCCGAAGTCAAACGCTATTACAAAATGTAACAGGTGGAATTATGAAAATGTTTTTTACAGCACTTATCGAGTTGGTATCGCTGATGGCGGTGCTTGGCGCGATTGTGTTTGTTGGGTTTTTTGTACTTTAAGGATAAAGGGATAAATCATGGCAAGGAAAGAAGGCCGGAAGCAAGGCCATAACAAAGCAAGGAAATTAAACGCTAAACAAAAGGAAAGATTAAAGGAAGGCTATAGAAGGGAGCATGATCGGCAATCTCGCGCGTTAGAGATTGATGGTGTGTCTGGCGTACCCAATGCGTCAGAACGAGGTCTGAAAAATGGTCGCCATGCTTTTCCGCAGCTACGGAACTTCTTCAATTTAAAACCAATAAAAGGTGAAACGCTGCATGATCAATTCATGTCTGCGATGTCCACACATCAAAAACATCTATGGTGCAACTACAAAGACAAGCTGGTTCGCAACAGCTTGCGCGGCACAAGAATGCTTTTGCAGCGCGCGGATAAATTTGTTCTAGAAACGGACTTGGTTCGTAAAATAGGGAACGCCAGTTATCACGCGACAGACGAAAAAATATTTGACGTTTTCAATAATGCGATACCGCCTTTTGACAATATGTGGATTGAAACAGAGCGCAATTCCAAATTGTTTACTGATGACGGTGATGATGCTTATGAGCAAGTTGGCTGGCATATACAGCGCGGCGGTTCGTTTCTCATGCCGGGTGTAACGGCAATGGCACTTGCGCCTGATAATGTCATCATCATCACCAAATATATTAAGTTTGCAAAGGCTCATGCAAACCCTGATGATTTGTTCAAGGATGCGGACATCGAATACAAGATGAACAAACTGCCCCATGATGGCGGTGGTGCATATTATATCTGCGATCTGTCTATTGCCATAGGCGAGGGTGTGGTGCCTGAAAAAATGCAACCGCACGATTGGAATGTGCTGGCAGACAAACTTAGGCACCGTGGCAATCCGACAGCTTGCTTGGGTGAGCAGTGGATGGAAACAATAGAAAACGCACAGCCACATATTAAAAGAAATCTGTCATCTCGATTAGGTCGCGTTTACTCTTATGGTTATGATTTAGGTCATAATTTAACACGCTTCTCTAATGCTTATGGTAATAGTCGTAACGGCATCGTTACCACCGCAGCATCTATTCCGCAGAAAACAATTGTTGATGTTTATGATGCAAGCATTCAGCACTATGAAGATGACATCAGAATTCTGGCGTGGGCATTGTCTGACTTCAATTACAACTGGATATTCAAGGAGCCAGCACCGAAAGCAAAGCGGCGCAATCGCAGCGATAGCTTCCGTCAGGCGACAATAGAAACCAGAACTATTGAGATCGAATTACCGAAGCCACGCGGTAAAGAGATGCGCGAACAGCAATATGGCGATGGCACACCACGCAAATGGCACAAGGTTCGAGGACACTGGCGCGTGTACAAGAAAACGGGTCATCGGGTCTGGATCGAAAGCCATGAGCGCGGAAGCAAAAAGCTTGGCGAGGTTCATAAAGATTACAAGTTGAAGGCGGCAGAATAAATGTCCGAAAACTATAACCAGCCATTGTCTTACATCAGGCCTACGCCAGAGAAAGACTTCCCGGCTGAACTGGTAGTGCGCCGCCCAAATGATACCGATGTGGTGGTCGTGGTGGTGACACGCAATGCACTGATGAACCTAATCAACGATGCAGTTAAACTGGTCAGAGAGTTTGACAGTCAACAGGAGCGAAAGATCAATGGCGGGTAGACCAGATAAATATGCAGGGCTTTCCGATAGGGAAGCGTTCATCGAAATACAGTTGGATTTGCAACAGACTGTTCGCATGATACAGCAGCACAGCGAGGGCATTGCAGATAGAGAACTGCTTGAATATGTGAGGCTCAAACTGGAAGCCATGACAGGGGGATTGCCAGATGACACTTGAACGCTGGATGAAAATTAAAGGTTACACTGACGGGCAGTTTGCTGAGTTAATTGGCATGAGCCGTGTTGCTGTGAACTTGTATCGCAACGGGCTACGGATGCCGCGCCCTGCTGTTATGGAAAAAATCACGGATGCAACGGCTGGACAAGTGAAGCCAAATGACTTTTATAAAAGATGACGCTGATGACTTGGCTTAAAAAAGTTTCAAGGGATAAAACAAGCATCGCCCCTCTTTCGCGGTCAAAAATTTATCGGGCTGTTACCAGAGAAAAATGTTTGGATGTGTTGTTGTCTTTAGAGGTAAATGCGGTGGCGTTTTTTGAAACTATCGAAGATGCAAACGTAGCTAAAGAAATAGCTTATTTCATGACGCGCACTATGCATTTTGATACAGAAGAAAATCATTACTATTTTCGGACAAGCCATCAACGCGGAAAGGAACGAGGGTGCGTTCTTGCTATACAACGCATCAGCGAAAAATCGGGTAATCTAAGTCAAAATGGCAGAATAAAAAGACGCTGTTATAGAAGACACGGGTGGTCAACAATACCTACACCTCCAAGGTACTCAAACGCAACGACTACTGGTAACACGGGAACAAGCATAGTGTGGAAATGGTAGATATTAATAATGACATTTACTATTTCATGCTGCCAACACCACCATCCGTCAATCGGCTGTGGCGCATATCTGGCAAGCGGATGCACAAATCTAAGGTGTATGTGGACTGGCTGGCAGACTGCCATCACTCGCTGCGGGGTATATACAGGCCGAATATCGACTATGCGTTCAACATCGAAATTATTGTTGGGCGACCAAGCAAGCGTCGCATGGATATCGACAACCGGGCAAAAGCTGTGATGGATGCGTTGCAAGAGTTGAGGATCATTGCGGATGACTGTCTGGCAAACCGCGTCACGATGATGTGGTCACTGGAGATTGAATGGTGCGAGATCACCATAACCAGGGCAGAGGTGCATTGATGCCTAAGAAGTTAAAAGCACTCAGCACATCGGGCGTGAATATGTTTCGCGCTGAACCCGCGCGATGGTGGCTTACTTATGTCGCGGGTGTCCGTGGTGGCACGAACACAAACATGGCGCGTGGTCTGGCGACAGAAGTTGGCTATGACTTTATCTGGCAGAACGAGTTCAGCACAGAACAAGAGGCCATCGAAGCGGCTGTCAAGAAGTTCAATGCCGATACAATGTTTGAGGGCGTAGGCGAGAAGCGCGACAAGGAACGCGAACACATTGCAGGGTTTGTCGAGCAGACCATCGAAGCATTGAAGCCCTATGGCTTCCCGACCAGCGACCAGACATGGCACGAAGCAGAGATGGAGGGTGTGCCGTTCAAGGTAACGGGGCGCGATGATTATTGTTTTAAGCCGCATGGTGACGATCCGCGTCCGATCTGCTTGGACTTGAAAACGACACATCGCGTACCAAGCGAAATGTCCGCGCCACATAAGCGTCAGATGTCGCTCTATCAGTTTTTCCGGCCGGATCACCGCATTGTGATCTGTTATGTCAGTACAAAGAAACACGCGATTTATGAACTAGACCCGGCTGAAGCCGTGGAGATAAACAAAGAATTTGTAATTGCAGCGCAAGCCATTGAGCGATTGCTCACGACTTTCGATGACCCAATGGAAATCGCAAAGCTGTTTGCGCCCGACTATTCCAGTTTCTACTGGGATGACCCTATTGTCCGTGCAGAAGCCAAGCGGATTTGGGGATATTAATGGTGGCTTATTAAGGAAAGATAAATGGCAATAAATTTTGACATTGGTGCAGGTAGCACGTTTGAACATTATATCAATTACAAAGCTGGGGCTGGCACTTGGGAGATGTCCACGGACGACATGAATGTCCCGTTCAATTTTACCAAAGTTGTGTTCGATCTGAACACGATGGAAATGGGCTGGCAGTTGTGGCCTAAAGGTGGCAGTCCGATCTGGCAAATGGACACAAGCGCGGAAGAAGCGTTGCCCAAGCCAGATGCCGATTGGAAACGCGGCTTTAAGGTTCGCGTTTTTAGCAAAGCATTGTTTGGCGATTATCCTGTTCGTTTGTTCTCATGCGCCAACAAAGGTGGCATGGATGGCATGAAGAAACTATGGATGGAATACGACAAGGCCAAGCAACCGGGGAAGCTTCCAGTGGTGGCGTTTAACGGCGCGACCAAGATTAACGTGGGAGAGGGTTCGACTTGCGTACCTGATCTGGTTATTGATAAATGGATAGACGCGCCACAAGAGTTGCTCGATGCGGCTTTAGGCGTGGAAGAGGTTGCGGTATCACCTTCCAGTGCCGCAGCATCCTTGCCTGACGGGGCGGGGGACAGTGATGAAGAAGATGAATTTATCTAATCACTGATAGGCCGTGGGCGGCAAGTTTATCCCTTACTTGTCGCCCACAAACCAAAGGGAATAAGGTGATGGTGGAAGTTTTGCCAATTAAATCAGAAGAAACGCGACAATGGTTTCTGCAAAAACATTACATGAAGCGGATGCCGTTAATCATGTTTGCTTTTGGTTTGTATGAAAACAATTATTTGATCGGCGTAATCAGCTACGGCGCACCAGCTTCGCCACACCTTGCGCGTGGCGTGTGTGGAGAAGAACACGCATTGGATGTTTTGGAATTGAATAGACTTTGTCTGGATAGCAATGAAAAGAATATGGCATCAATACTTATTGCCAGATCAATGAAGCTATTGCCGCCGCCAAAGATCATTGTCAGTTATGCAGACACGAAGGCGGGGCATATTGGTTATGTCTATCAAGCAACAAATTTTATATACACTGGGCTATCAGCAAAGAGAAAAGACCCCGTTGGGTTTGACACAAGTGGCGGCAAATTAGCACGACATTCACGCGGTCATTGGGGCAAAGATTTGGTCGATAGGCCACGCAAGCACCGATATGTGAACTTTGTCGGTAATAAGCGGCAAAAAAAAGATTTACGGAGTCAGTTGCGTTATGAAGCACAACCATATCCAAAGGGGGAGAGCAAAACCTATGAAGCTGGTGACAGTGTAGAAACGCAAATTTTGCTTTTTTAGGGAATAAGGTGATGGTGGATTTGATAAACAAGGCGTTAGAGGTCGCGGAAGAATACCCCGTGTTTCCCTGTGACGTAAAGAAGCGACCCGTCTGTGAGGGTGGGTTTAAAGCGGCAACACAAGACCCGACAGAGGTTGAGCGTCTATTCAGTGTGCCAAATGCTGCATTGATCGGTATGCCAACAGGCGAAGCGAGTGGCGTTTCGGTGATAGACATTGATATTAGGGACAATAAAAATGGCAAGGCATGGAAAGAAGATAACCAAGAACTTCTTGGCAATACTAGGATCGCTCAGACGCTTAGTGGAGGATGGCATTTTTACTATCTTCATCGTAGTGGTATTCGTAATCGCGCCGGCATTGCTGGGTGCGTGGATGTCCGTGGTGATGGCGGCTATGTTATCCATCCAGAAAGTGCTGGTTATCGTTGGCTTAACAACGAGGAGTTTTGCGATTTCCCCGATGCCGTGGCTGATATCGCTACCGATGTCACTTATGATTTGGGTGGTCATCAATTAGACAAGTTTGGGTCGGTCACAGATGGGCGCGAGAAGTATATGGCGTCTATTATTATGGCGTCAGTCGGGGACTATTACAGGCAGACCAAAACCTATCCCACGCTTAAGTGGATGGTCGAGAATGTTTATCCAGTTTATGCCAGCAAAGTCGTGTCCCGGTCAGGTGATCTGGAAAAGGATGGGCGCGGAATATCAGAGTTCCAGCGCAAGTGCATCAGTACGATACGCAAGGCGCATGAGGGCGGTTTTAGTGATCTAGGAACTGCGCCACCAAAAAAGGAAGAAGCCGTGGAGAGCGCAAACGCTAACCCACGGCAACGGAAGATTGTTCTTAAGACACTGCAAGAATTACGGCAAACACCACCGCCGACATATCAAGTTGCGCCATATATCATCGACAAGTCATTCGCAGTACTCTTTGGGGCTCCGGCATCCTACAAAAGTTTTCTAGCCCTAGATTGGGCGTTATCAGTGGCGCATGGCGTTGATTGGAACGAGCGACCAGTTATCCAAGGCAGTGTCGTTTATCTTGCCCTAGAAGGCCAGACAGGGCTGGCAACGCGATCTGAGGCATGGCACAGGGAACGTGGGCTAAAAGACACTGACGCGCCCTTCTATGCGGTCACAACGCCATTATCACTGGCAGATGAGGCGGGTGACTTGGTGCCACTTATGGATGGCATCGAGGATGGTTTGGGTGGTGTGAACCCGACCATGATTGTGGTGGATACGCTTGCCCGGTCATTCGTCGGTGCAGACGAGAACAGCAGCACGGATATGGGCGTGTTCGTGCATAATATTGATCTGCTGATTGAGCGTTTTGATTGCACGGTTCTGGTCGTTCATCATTCCGGGAAGCAAACAGAGCGAGGGATGCGCGGAAGTTCAAGTCTGAAAGCGGCTGTTTCATCGGAGTTTGAACTGGTCAAGACAGTGGGTTCGCAGAGCGTTGCGCTGCATGTTCGCAAGCAAAAGGATGTCGAAGAAGCAAAGTCGCAATGGCTGACTGCCAGAGAGGTGTCGTGGGTGCAATCAGGGTTTGGTGAGGAACGAACCAGCTTGGTTTTGGACGCAACAGATGAGCCGGATGCGCCGAAGCGGTACACAAAAGATCAGATATTTGCGCTTAATTTACTGGAGCAAATCATCGCTGATGGTAGTGAATGGGTGGATAATAATGACGGATCAGGGGTGCCAAATGAGGTCTGGAGAGACAGGGTTAACGAGTTGAGAGTGGATAAACAGGGAAATTCCAAAAAATACAGCGCGAGTGGGTGGTATCACTTTGTTGATCGCATGTTGACGTTAGGGGTTATTAGCAAAAACAATAACTTAGTTAGCATAACGTCAATGCCGTCAACCAAACATCAACATGCAACGTCAACTGTAGTGTGAGGTTGATTGACGTGACGTTACACTATAGTAACGTCACGACATCAACACTAGGGGGAAAGATCAAATGGCAACCAAAATACCAAGAAAGACCCGCGAAGATATCGAAGCACTTAACGACCATCAGGTTTGGATACCGCAAGATGATATTACGCGGGATCAAATTGATGGTGCATTAAAGCCACTGGATGCTCTGGCAAACGAGATGGAAGAACGCTGGGGTAGATGTCGGTTGCAAGAACTTGTCACCCCGGCAACAGCGTCACGCTTCCAAGCTGCAAGCCAAAAGCTGAACGTGGCAATATTGTCGAATGACATCGACATGGTGATCCGTAAATCGACCGTCTTGATTAAGGGCTGGCGCGCTATGGAAAGCGAGGCATTAGAAGCTGGTCATAAGCCTATGCCACCAGAGTTGTGGGATTGTCATGCTCCGGAGGAGGATGGCAAGCCAGAAGTGTCGTTTGTCATTGCTAAGAACGCCACCGCAGCGACACTGGCAGAAGTTGATGTGCCTGTGTATACGACCCAAGAGATTGCCCGGATCATACGAGCATGGCGATTGCAAGAGCCTGTCCAAACAGCGAAAACTGTTTTTCCTGATGCGGAAATCGTGAGAATATCAAACGATGGATTTAAGGATGATGATTTGCCATTTTAGGGAGAAGCAGATGTCGGATGTACCAAACCTTGATGATGTAGTGTTGAAGGATCGCAGCTATCATAGGTTTTATAAAGGTTTTATTGAATGTGACTTCTGTGGCCAGCAGACCCGTGGTCGTGTTTATAGCGGATCGCATAAAGTTCAATGTGGGGCGTGTCATGCTGTACTGTTGGATATCTGCGACCAGAGCCAATTTAAACCAATGATGATGGTGGGCTGAGATGGCTTTAGAGATTAATGTCGAAAGCAACATAAGCGCGCTTACAAAAGCGATGGATGCTTTTGGCAAAGATCAGTTGCCGTTTGCAACCTCTAAGGCTTTGAACGATACAGCGTTCATTGTTCGCAACACTATCGTCAAAGAAACATTTCCGCGCTCTTTCGATGTTAAAAACAAACGCTTTGCTGGGGTTGCTTTTAAGGTAGATACAGCAAACAAACGTAAACTTGAAGCGCGTGTTTTTGACAGGTTGAACAAAGACTATTTGGCTTTGCAAGAAAGCGGCGGTACGAAGCGACCACGCGGCAACAGCATCGCAATCCCGACTGATGAGATTAAGGTAACGGGTCGCGGTGTTACTAAGGCGCGCAGACCACGCCAGTTGTTACAATCAGGCAAGCGCGCGTTCAGAACTAAAAGCAAAACAGGGCAAGACATAATTGCACAACGACGGGGCAAGAAGCGTTATCCGTTAAAGGTGTTGTATGTTTTGGAGCCGCAAGCCGACATAAAGCCACGCTTTCCGTTTTATGCGGTTGGATTGAATTTGGCGCAGAAAACATTTGAGAAAAGATTGCCGATACAGTTGAAAGAGGCAAAAAAAGATGCGTTTAGTAAATCAAGACGCAGAGCCGCGAGGATGAGATGAGGGGGGTGTGCTAGGTTCTTCTGCAACCGTGCTGTTTGCGGGTAACGCGCGAT